GTGTACGAGATTCAGGCTGATGACACATTCCCTGTCGCAGACCTTTTTGGTAACTTTGACATTGTTGTGACTACTGCTGGTGATACAGCTTCAGGTCAGTCTCGCACTGAACTTGATGTTACAACTGGTGCTACAACTACAACACTTCCTCTGAAAGCGATTGATATTTCGCAAGACCCAGAGAACAGTGATGTAGCTTCAGCCAATACAAATGTCATGGTCATTCTTAACAATCACTTGCTGTCTGCTGGCACAGCAGGCTTGGCATAAGGAGACTAGATAATGGCTATTTCAAGAGCACAGCTAGTTAAAGAACTAGAGCCAGGCCTGAACGCCTTGTTCGGCATGGAATACGACCGCTACGATGCGGAACACGCTGAAATCTACGATACTGAATCATCAGACCGTGCGTTTGAAGAAGAGGTAATGCTTGTAGGTTTTGGAAACGCCCAAACCAAACAAGAAGGTGCAGGCGTATCTTTCGACAGTGCTTCAGAAGCATACACAGCACGTTATACACATGAGACTATCTCATTGGCTTTCGCGCTGACTGAAGAAGCAATGGAAGATAACCTTTATGACCGTCTAGGCGCACGTTACACTCGTGCATTAGCGCGTTCAATGGCACACACAAAGCAAGTTAAAGCTGCTGCCATTCTTAACAATGCGTTTGACAGCAATTTTGCTGGCGGTGACGGCAAAGAGTTGTGTGCTACTGACCACCCGCTTGCTGGTGGCGGTACATTCCGCAACGAGCCTTCAGTTGCTGCTGACCTTAACGAAACATCACTTGAGAATGCCTTAATTGACATCTCAACTTTCGTTGATGAGCGGAACATGATTATTGCCCTGCGCGGCACTAAGCTGATTGTTCCACCACAGCTTCAGTTTGTTGCTGACCGTCTGCTTGAGTCTACATTGCGTGTAGGCACAGCTGACAATGATGTAAACGCGTTGCGTAACATGGGTATGCTTCCAGAAGGTTATACAATTAACCATTTCTTAACAGACCCAGATGCATTCTTCTTGAAGACAGATGCGCCAAATGGCTTTAAGCACTTTGAGCGTACTCCAATGTCTACAGGCATGGAAGCTGACTTTGATTCAGGCAACATGCGCTTTAAGGCTCGTGAGCGTTATAGCTTTGGCTTTAGCGACCCACGCGCTGTATTTGGTTCCCCAGGAGCTTAATACGAATAATTGTTCTGAAAGGGGCGGCTTCCATGCCGCCCTTTTTTGTTGTATAGTTACTTATCCCTGACAGTCGCATGGTGCGACTGACACTAGCCACGACAGGAGATTAAATTGGCTAATACAACCTTCCAAGGAGTAGTGCGCTCCTATGCTGGTGGTGGCAAAGGCGTTGTCACACCTGGCGTAATGACACAATCAGTACAAATTTCATGTGACCCAACTGCAAACGCAGCTGCTAATGTGAAAATTGGCACCTCATCTTCAACTGGTGAAAATTTAGTATTGCCCGCTGGCGCAATTCCAATTTCAGTGATGACCATGAATGCCTCTACAGGCGGTACAAATCCAACAATTGATATTGGCGGAACCCCTGCTGGTGGTGCAAATGACCCTGACGGTCTATTTAATGAAGTAGATTGTGACGGTAAAGGCACTATAAAGGGCGCAGACGGCGCTTTAGCAATTGCTGGTGGTTTAACAGCCAACACAACCGTTACTGCAATGAAGGGCTCTTCAGCGGCCACTGGTGGCACATGGACAGGAATCTTAACATACGCAATGTCAAATGATGGCGTAGAATAAGGAGGCTTAAATGGCTGGTCCAGTAAAAGCCTTTAACCATGCACAAGGGGCTGCCGCTGCTGTGGTTGGCCCTGCACGGTCAAGAATACGTCAGATTGTGATATTTGCAGATGCGGCAGGTGCTTTTACCATAAAAGACGGAAGTGCCACTGGAGAAGTTTTAATTACACAAACTTTCCCCACAGGACTTCATCATTTAAATATTCCTGACGATGGCATCATAGCTACTAACGGTGCTTTCATTGCAGCGTTTACAGGCTCTAGCAATCAGTTGACAATATTCTTGTCGTAAGGAGTTGACTATGGCTCGTAAAAGAGACAAGCAACCACCTAAAACAAAAAAGTATTTCCGCTCCACTAAAAGTGGGGCGGGGATGACTAAAGCTGGTGTCGCGCGGTATAGGCGTGAAAACCCTGGCTCCAAACTAAAAACAGCCGTTACAGGTAAAGTTAAAAAAGGTTCAAAGGCAGCAAAGCGGCGTAAATCATTTTGCGCTCGTAGCGCAGGTCAAATGAAGAAGTTTCCTAAAGCGGCTAAAAATCCTAACAGTCGTTTACGTCAAGCTAGGCGGAGGTGGAAATGTTAAATGTACTTATGACTGCGGTCATAGGCCTCTTAGCCTGGATGACTGTATCTATTATTGATTTAAAAACGGAAACTGCTGTTATAGCAGTTAAAGTTGCCGCGAATCATAAAATGTTAGAGCATTTATGGAACGATAGTTTAGGAGAAAAAAATGCCGATATCGCGTGGACAACTCGCAAGCCAGATTTCCAAGCCACCACAAAAGAAAAAGTGGAGCAAGAAGCGAAAAGCTAAAATAAACTGCAAACGTCCTAAAGGTTTTAGTCAAAAAGCATATTGTGCTGGCAAGAAGAAGAGAAAGAAATGAATAAAAACAAAAAAGCAAAAGTTAAAAAAGTTATTAAAGGTTTGAAAAAAGCTTCCAAAACTCATGCAAAACAAGCAAAAAGTTTAAAAAGTGTGTTAAATGGCAAAAAGAAAAGACCCTAAAGTAGGTACTGGTAAAAAACCAAAGGGAAGTGGGAGAAGGCTTTATACCGATGAAAACCCAAAAGATACTGTATCTATAAAGTTTGCTACCCCTGCTGATGCTAGGGCTACAGTTTCTAAGGTTAAAAAAATAAACAAGCCATTTGCTAGAAAGATACAAATATTAACAGTTGGTGAACAAAGAGCCAAAGTTATGGGCAAAACGCAAGTGGCAAGTATATTTAAAAAAGGCAAAGACAGTTTAAGAAAGGCTAGAAAAAATGCAAAAACGTAGCGGAACACCAAAAGGCCTTACTTACTTTAGAAAGGGCGGGGCAGCTTCTAAAAAGTCAAAGGGCAGTAAAATATGTCCAGAGGGTAAAGCTTGGGCAAAACGTACTTTTGACACATACCCAAGCGCATACGCAAATCTTGCGGCATCAAAGTATTGTAAAGACCCTAATTATGCTAAAAAGTCTAAGGGCGGCAAAAGAAAGGGCAAGTAATGGGAGAGCTCAAAAAATGGCTAAAACAAAACTGGGTTCGTATTGGCACTGATGGAAGCATTAAGGGAAAATGCGGTACTTCTAAGGATAAGAAAAACCCAGACCGTTGCCTGCCAGCTTCAAAAGCTAGAAGCCTCTCAAAAGCTGAAAGAGCGTCTACAGCACGAAAGAAAAAGAAAGCGGGAGCAAAAGGCAAGACAGTGGTATCTAATACAAAAACAGCAAAAGTCAGAAACCTCGAAAAAGGAGGCCCAGCTAAACGTCCTTTCAAGGGCAAGAAAGTGGCTGGAACGGCTGTTGCTAGGGGATGCGGTGTGATAATGTCTAACCGTAGAAAACGCACAAAAGGTGCGGTAACTCAGTCATAAGGAGATTTAAATGGCTATGAAGAAAAAAGGCTACCGTGCTGGTGGTAAGGTTAGAAAAATGGCTAAAGGCGGTGCTGCTGGCGGCAAGAAAATAAGAAGAATGGCTAAAGGTGGTGCCGCTGGTGGCAAAAAGATACGGATGATGTCTAAAGGCGGTTCTGCTGGTGGAAAGAAAATGACCGTTGCACAACTTCGTTCTGCTGCTAAAAAGCTAGGATACAAAGTATCTAAAGCCTAATGCCATATTTATATAGCAATGTTCCCTACTTTAAGGCATGGGTGCGGCGCGAGTATACTCATAACCATGAGGCATATCATGGTGAGTTTTTGCACGCAATGGTCGTTGGCGTAACGTCCATGCCTAACAGATGTCTGAGTTTCCAAGTTATATTTACTGGAAGTGAAGCAGAAGGTGAGGAAGAAGATACGGTACATGGAGGTGCAATGTGGGCTAGAATGCCCATAACCGCTCTAGTTGCTGATATACCTTTAGAGGAATGGCCTGAACCAATGAATACATATGATGCTCAACCCTGGGATTGTTCATCACATAATCATGCTGTTTATGTGATAGACAGAGCTACGCCCTGCCCTTGGTTGGCTAAGATAGATAGTGAGTTTTTTCCTGCAAAATATCTTTTTACAGTAGATTACTCCGAATCTGAAATAGCAGATGACCCAGCACAACATAAGCAAAGTCATGTTCTGCAACTTCTTGATGCTGGTGAATGGACAGGAAATATTGTTGCCTTGCCTAACAATCGTGTAAGGGTTACACACCCTGCTTGGTTTGAAGCAGGTGAAGGTGCGCCACATTTCAAGCCTTCTCAGCATATACACTATTCAAAAAGCGATTTAGACTATACACTAGATGTGAATAGGATATTTGATAACCTTTACAATGAGGAAGAGTGATGGCCGTATCAGGCTCAACCGATTTTGAATTAGATGTATCTGATTACATTGAAGAAGCCTTCGAGCGCTGTGGTTTAGAGGTTAAGACAGGTTATGACCTTAAAACAGCCAAGCGCTCGATGAACCTTATGTTTGCTGAATGGGCCAATAGAGGGCTAAATCAATGGACGATTGTTCAACGAACAATAACCTTGGTTAAAGGAACTACAGAATACACATTAGGCTCTGATGTTATTGATGTTTTATCTGCTGTTGTGCGCCGTAGCGGGACGGACATAAGCATGACTAAGATTAGTCGAGATGAATATCTGAATATTCCTGACAAAGATAATGAGGCTAGGCCAACTCAATTTTTTATTGACAGGCAAATAACTCCAGTTGCTAAGATTTGGCCTGCCCCAGAAAACAGCACTGATGTTATTTTTTACGATGCCTTAACAAGAATTGACGATGCCGACACTTTTACCAATACTATTGATGTGCCGTTTCGGTTCTACCCCTGTCTTGCCGCTGGACTTGCGTATTATTTGTCTATCAAACGTGCGCCTGACCGCATTCAAATGCTAAAGGCGGTTTATGAAGAAGAGTTTGAAAGAGCATTATCAGAAGACAGAGACAGAGCTTCATTTAATGTGGCTCCTAGCTTGAGTTTCTATACGGTGTCGTGATGCCTAAATATGCGGCTGGAAAATACGCATACGGAATCTCTGACCGTTCTGGCTTTCGCTATCGCTTAAAGGATATGCGAAAAGAGTGGACAGGTTTTCTTGTTGGCA